ACACCGGCCAGCGGATTGCCCTTTTCGTCCTGGCCGATGTTGCCCACGCGCAAGGTGGGCGACGGCTGCTGGCCTTCGCCCACCTGCTCGAAGCCTTCGGCCTGGATCGCCCAGGGGTCGTACTGCTTGCCTTGCCAGTAGATCGGGCCTACCTGCGTATAGCTGTGAAACCTCTGCACGGCGCCGCCGATTTCGCTGGCGTCCAGCTCGAACAGTTCTACCAGCGCACCCAGCTCCAGCTTCTGTACGTCTGCGTTGATACCCATTTTCTAACTCTCCCTGTCCGATGACATCGCCACCCCTTGCGTCACCGCGCTGCGGCCTTCCAGAAGCTCGACCCGTTGGGTCAACGCCAGGATCTGCCGCTGTTGTTCCTGCAGCGCCGCCACCAGGCGGGCGACAATTTTTGATGGATCGACGCCTTGCAATGCCGGCTTTTCCTCCATGCCGGGCATACGCAACATTGCGTCCTTCTCGCCCGACACTGCGTCCGGCGCTTCGGCCTGCAACTCGTGTGCGATGAAGCCCTCGCCGTCGGAGTTGTCCGCGTTCCACTTGTATCGGACCGGCCGCATGCGCAAGACGGATTCCAGCGCCCACGCGCCGCCCATGTCCACGACATCGTGCTTGACGCGATAATCCGACGTCGTGTTGAAGACGGTAGCGGTGGCCGTCGTCAGAATCGACCCCACCGTATTGGCGACGAAACTCTGGAACACGAGCGCCAGCGTCGATCCGTCCTGCGTGGGCCGATAGACCGTCCCGTACTGACTGCCTGCGCCGTCAAAGGTGACTTGTGTACGGCAGTACAGACCGGTGGCGGCATCCGGGCCAAGTACCCATGTCGTCGCAGGCGTGATGCGACCGGCGTGGTAGGCCCCCATCCTGAATACCAACGGCAAGGTCGGGCTGGTGCCCGTACCCACGCTTTCCAGTGACACAACGCCGCCCTGCCCATCGATACGCAAGGCGGTATAGGCGCGATTCGGACCTTCGGCGCTATTGGCAATCCAGCCGCTGATGGCGCTGCCGGTCGCCGGGAACGCCTGCACGTAGGTGGGGCCCGTTCCGGTCTTCTTGAAACCGGCGACATTGGTGTCGGCCAGGTTCCATGTCCAGTTTCCCAGGATGCGGGCATTTGATTGCAGCAGCGACAGGTCCGCCGCGACCGGCGGGTCGAATCGCGAGTACGCCGCGCCATTCCAGCGGTGTGGCCCGAGGCCGTCAACGTAGATGTCGCCGCAATCCGCCGTCGGCATCTGGACCGCATTGCTCCAGGCGCCGACGGCAAGCCAGGGCTGCCAAGTGCCGCTGACGGGGTTGCCGTAGCGCGCATATTTGCGAGGCTTCTGGCCGGAAAACAGGATCGACAATTCCTGGCACACGGTCCCCGCCGCCAACCAGTAGACGTTCATGTAGCCTGCATTCACGGCAGCGCTGGCGGGCCAGTTCGAACCCGCCGACAGCGGCGTCGCGGTGGCCCAGGTGTAGAACGTATTGTCGGCAACCAGCGTGTTGGCATCCGCAGCACCCGTCAGGGGAACGTGCGCCATGGCTTGGTCGGCACGCGCCAGCTCGAACCAGGCGCCCCAGGTCGCAACGCCCGCGGCCAGGAAACGATTGCGGATGAACCTACGCGGATTGGCCAAGGTGTACGTCGTGTATTCCTGATACACCGCACTGTTGCTACCCGGACCGAATTTCACCGACAGCAGGCCGGCCAACGGTGCGGGGTAATTCGCACCCGTCGTCGCACCCGCATTGGCGTTCTGGCTATAGTCTCCCGGCGTCGAATAGGTATTGAGGTCTTCGTTGGCGCCCAGCGGCGTGGCGTTCAAGGCGGGCACCTGTGCGGGCGGAATCCTGCCGTTGTTGTCCAGCGTTGCGACGCCGCTCGGTGCCGCAAGCTGGCTGGAATCCAGGCTGGCCACCCAGGGCGACCAATTGCCGTTGATCAACGAACGGTTATAGACCTTGTTGCCATTGGCAGCGTAGTAAACTTGGCAGACGCCCGAGGTAACGTCAGGACCGCCCAGCGGCGAAGCCGACATGACCAGCAGATAGCCCGACTGCCCGACTGGAAAGTTGGTTCCGCCCGCGGCAATCGCCGACCCGCCCACGGCCCAGAAGCCGCGCTGCGTGTAGCTGTTCAGGTCTTGCGCGGCGATCATGCCCCCTGCATACGACACCACGGTCGTGGTGTCGGCCAGTTCCTTCCAGGACGACCAGCCCGTTGTCGACACGCGTACACGCCAGAATCGCTGCATGGCAGCAACAGAATTGGCGCGCGTTGTGTAGACCTGCACGACCGGCGTGCCGGTGGCCGTGACTTCCAGGAACCCCACATTGGCGACCGGGTAATTGGCCCCCGCCGTGGCGCCGGCAATCGTCGTCTGATAGAACGATCCCGGGGTCACGTACTCGTTCAGATCGTGCGCCGCCGTGGGCAACACGGCCGAGTACACTGCCGGAATCTGCCCAACCGGCACCTTGCCGGTCGCATCCAGCGTGGCCAGACCATTGGCGGCGCCCTTCTGCGACAACGGCGCCAGTTCCTGCCAGGCTGCCCAGGTGCCGCCATAGAACGACCGCCAGAATCGTCGCGAATACGCGCCCGATCGGTACTGCGTGTATTCCTGGTACACGAACGCCCCGTCGCCGGACGCGCCAACTTCCAGAAAGCCTGCATTGGCGAGCGGATAATTGCTGCCGGTCTGTGCCGCGGCGTTCGTGCTCTGGTGATACCGACCCGGTGCGATGACCGTGTTCAAGTCCACCGCGACGCCGAGCGGTGCGGCATTCCAGACCGCGTCCAGCGCCGCCTGCACCTGGGCGAAGTTCCCGTTCACCTTCTGCAAGGCGACGCGCAGGGGATCGCCCGTCTGGTCGTTGTCGGTCTTGCCGACATTGATAGGTTGCGTATTCGCCATAGTGTTCAAGGCCTGAAGACTTGTTGGAAGGTGACGGCCAGCGTGTACATCTCGCCGCCTAGCGCCGTCAGGTCGTAATCCGTCGCGGAGTAGAACCCCGGCTCGCCAAGCGGCGGCTGCCACTGGAATCCGCGATAGCCGTGGTGCCTGTCCAGGAAGGCGATGATCGGACTGATCTGTGCTGCCGAGCCTGCGAACTGCAACGGCCAGGACGCGACCTTGTTGTTGATGCCATCGGCCGCCGACTGGCTGTAGCCATCGCCGAACTGCACGTTCAGCACGCGGAACTTGGTCCGGCCCTGTGGATTCACGCGCGGCGACCAGGTGAAGGTTTCGATTGCCATGTTCAAGCCCCTGCTAAACGGTTGTTGCTGGCCTGCCATGCCAGGCCACCCTGTCGATACGACTGCGTCATGCGACGGTCGACCAGTTGGTTGACGTATTCGCCGATCTGCTGGCCGAACTGCTTCCAGCCGCCTTCGCCCGACTCGGTTTCCGAATTGACGTTGCCGTCCTGCACATAGACGTTGACGGCGACCCCGCCGCCCATCTGGCCGGTGTCGCCGGCTACGTTCGGGAAGGCCGCGCGAATGCCCAGCGAGCCGTCAGCGCCGCGATGCAGCGGCATGATGGCTTCGGGGCCGGCTTCGCCCATGACGCCCATGGTGAAGGCGACCGGGCTGCTGACCATGCCGTTGGTGAAGGCGTTGCCTTTGGCGCTGGGGAAAAGCGATGAAAACGACGAAAGCGCGGTCCCGCCGGAAACGAAATTGCTTCCCACGGAAATTGCTCCCTGGGCGGCGGCGCCCCCGCCTCCGAACAGACCGGAGATGAAATTGCCCGCCGTGCTGATCCAGCCGCCTAGGCCGCCACCGTTCTCGTTCTTCATGAAATTGCTGCCGAACAGCGTTTCCATCAGCTTGGCCGAGGCTGCCGATGTCACCATCTTGGCGACGTTGTTCAAGAAGGACAGCCCCATCTTGTCGAACTTCTCGGCCACGAAGTCATACATCTTCGTGCCCAGCACGTCCTGGATCTTGCCTGCGCTGGTGCGCGCGGATTCGACCAGCTTGTCATTCAGGTCCAGCATGAAATCGCCGTCCTTCCTGAAGCCGAGATTCCGTCTTTCCTTGTCGTACGTGCCCTGATCCAGCCTGCCGTCTCGCAGGGCCTGGTCCAGCGCCGCCATTTTTTGGTCCTTCTCGGCTTTTGCAGTCTCCGCGGTTTTCAGACTTGCGATGTAATCGCTCATCTTCATCTGCTCCTGGCGCTTGTCCAGACGCGTCGCCCCTTCGATCAGCCGATCCTTGTCAGGCTCGCTCTCGCCCGCGTACTTGCCGAATTCCGTCTCGTACAGCATCTTGCCGGTCTCGGACTTCAGGCTCATATACGCCGCGGTGCGCTTCTGGTCGGCAAGCACCTGCTCGACCACGGCCGATTTGACCGCTTCGGCGTTCTGCTTCAACGCCAGCGTTGCCCTTGCCTTTTCAGTGGTGCCGAGCTTGGTGACAGTGTTGTCTTTCGTGCCAGCCGTCGCGGCCTTCGCCAATTCACTGCAGCGCGCTTTCTGGGCTCCGATGTTGCGAGCCAGCAGATCGTTCTGCTGCTTGAGCGCCAGGTTTTCCGCAGCCAGCTGCGCCGCTGTCTTGTTACTTTCCATGGTCTTTCACCTCTTATAAATCCGCCTCCGGCCCGCTTGCGCGGGCCGGACACGTCGTCAAGACCCCTTCTTGACCTTCGACAGCAGGAACGCCTTCAACGCGTCCGCACCGGCCTCGGCCGGCGGTTCCGCATCGTCGGCGCCCCAGCGCACCAGCATGTCGGTGGCGCGCACCTTGGCGCCGGCAGCCTGCGCCACCGTGGCGGCCAGGCTGGCGGCGAGCAGGTCGGCCCGTTCGTCGCCCAGGGGAGACGTGCGGTCCAGTTCGCGCCACAGCGACAGTTCATGGGTGTCGATGGCCTGCATCAACTCGCCCAGCGTGCGCCCCAGCCGAAGCGCCAGGACCATCAGGAAACGGAGGTCTGGCGTTTCCTGGAGGGCTTTTTTGCGCGCTCCTGCGCCCCCTCCCCAAGGTTGCCCAGTTCGATCGCCTTGGCCACCAGCGTGGCGTGCGCCAGCCCGTAGGCCGCCGCGACGATGTCCACGTCTTCGTCGCGAAAGACACGCTGCGGACCATTGGCGGTCTGCTCGAACAGGGTGCGCACCAGCAGGCTGGCCGAGGCGCGGGTGTAATCCACGCCCGGCGCATCAAGCTTGGCGCGCACAGTGTCGTTGTCTTCGCCCGGCACCACGCCCGCGGCCGCCCAGATGGCGCGGATGTGGAACAGATGGTCGCCGGCGCTGGGCGCGCGCACGATGACGCGCGCGTCCTGCCATTGCGGCACGGTGACGGTTTCATGATGGAAACCAGCCAGGGGATCGGCGGCCAGGCCGCGCAGGCCCGCTGCGCGAGCCAGGGGATTGATCGACGTGTCCGTCATGGCGCTCAGCCCCCGTTGGCGGGTGCGTCGGTCAGCTTGACGGCGCCAGTGACGCGCACGTTGAACGTGGCGGACACGACGTTGTCCAGCTGGCCTTGCCACTGGTACTGCGTGACCAGGCCGAGGAACTCGAACTTGGCGCCGTCGGCGAAGGTCACGCGGAACGCGCGGGTCTTCTTGTCGCTGCGCGCGGCCACCAGCGCCTTCTGGGCGGGGTCACCGGCCTTCCAGTTGCCGGCCATGCTGAAGGTGCCGCTGTCGTCCAGGCCCAGGGCATATTCCTTGGCAGTGGACTTGAGCACGGTGACGTCGATCTCGGTGGTCTGGCCGCCCTGGAAGTTCGGGTCCTTGATGGTGATCGCCAGATCGGCGTAGGTCAGGCCAGCGGCGCCCAGGTCTTCGGTGGCCGTGGTGGACACTTCCAGCTGCGTGCCCTGGGTTTGAACGAATTGCGAAACGGTAGTACCTGCCATTGCAGACTCCAGAAAAAAGCCCGCCGATGGCGGGCAACTGTGGCCACCCCGAGGGTCGGCGCGGCCATGAAAAAGGCCCCGTGGCGAATGCCACGGGGCCTGATCAGCGTGTTGAGGATGAAGTGTCGAAGCAGCGCCGCCCGCCCACTGCGCGGGACTGGCATTGCACATGTCCTGAAAAGAAAAAACCCGCGGGCAAGCACGGGTTTCGTGTAGGCCAGCGGGTGGGTTTTCTTCGGGCGCAACTTGCCCCGACGACTGAATTATGCGCGGGCCTTGGACGGGCTGCAAGCGTTGGCGCGATCTGCGTGTCGCACTTGCGGCGCGGTCACCAGCGAACGACGACGCAAGGCGGGCAAGAGTGCGGCCTTGGCCTCCTGGTAGGCGGCGTGCTGCTGCTCGGGCGTCATGCGCGGGTTGCTGAACACGCGCGCGCCGGCGGCCTTGTTGCCTGCGTGCACGCCGATGGCCGAGCGTTGCTGCCAGGGCAGTTCGTCGATGCACAATTCGGTCTGCTCGCCG